CTGATAGACAAGTTCCCTACAATACAAAAAATGGAGGGGTTTTCCAAAAATTAACTCCTAATAATAGGGAAGTTTTTAAACCTAGCTTTAATTATGACTCACTAGATAATCAATTCTATTTTGTTGCCAATGATGGTACAGTTCGTCGTGATGCTATACTAGAAGCAGGTTTACTCTTAGATTATGCAGGATCTTATGACTATGGAGAGTATAATTTACATAAAAGCTTCTCTAGTGAGTCTGTTACTTTAAGTGTTTTGTCCACAAGTAGTGCAGGAATATCAGGAAGTGCTAGTTTCATACAACCACAAGAATTGAAGTTTGAGGTAGGTATACTCGCAATATGGGATAGTAATGGCAAAGTATTCTTCAGGTTTACTCCAAAGATTATATGGACTATAATTACTGAGTCTACAACAGAACACTACACTCACTTCATAACTAAGGAAGAATTAGACTCAGAAGAACCTATAGAGATTGAAGTCAAGAAGAATGAAGAAGTTATTGGTAGACTTAACATGACTATCAAGAACGCAAAATTCTTCATGCAATCTGTTCAAGGTACTGTTGTATTGAAGAACCCTACTAACAATAAATTCTATCACATTCCGAGGTTATAACAAATGTCAAAAACAGTATATAAAATAACAGATAAGCCTACTGCTACAGCCTATGATGATACCTCTTTAAAGGCTAGAATCACAGCGTTAGAGAACAAGCCTGATAATGATAAGCAAACTCTGACAGTTAATAATAATACATTATCAATTAGTGGTGGTAACTCAGTTACTCTTCCTTCACAAAGTATCCATAGGTTCTATGATGGAGATATTCCTGGTACTGCTGATACAACTAACACACGTACTGTGCAAAAGACTAACTTTAGGAATCCTGATGGTATTAAAGTAGGAGATACAGTAGAAGACTTCTGGTCAGACCAAAATACTATCAATAGAGGTATTTGGAAAGTCATAGAAGTAAGTGGGAACAATGTCAAAGTTCAGGGTATTGGTAATTACAGTACTAGTCTGTGGAAAAATTTAACATTCAATGCTAATACAAGAGAGTTATCACTTAGTGGAGGTAATAAGGTAACTCTGCCTCAATATGTGTCACCTGAAGAGTTTACTACACTTAAAAATGAGTACAATAAACTCAAAGGTGCTTTTGAGAAACTTCTACAGGATCTTAAAGGTTCAGGAGCATGGAAACAAACAGGTGGAACTATCTTTGAGGGTAATCTGTACCCTGATAGACACATTGCCACTGGTAATATTAACTTGTTTGGTGGAACTGCTGATGGTAATGCCTTTATTAGAACTAACAATGGCAAGACTGAGAATGACCTTGCAGGAGGAATTAATTAATGGCAGATCAAGCTACACTTAATCAGGAACAGATTACCAAGGTAAGGCAAGCCCTTAGCCTTAATATCTATTCTACTGACAGTGGTACAAAGACCTACATTAGTGGGAACAGTTTTAGGATTGAAAACCCTATGCTTGTTCCCTCTGCTGATGGAGGTCAAATTGCTGTAGGACATGTAAATACTGAAGGAAGTATCTACTATGATCTTGTGGTAGAAGGTACTAAGGTTAAGGCTAGAAATACTAGAGCTGTAATTAAATCTGTGTCCTATACTAAGACTCCTGGACTTACAATTTATGGTAGTTTTGGTAATGCCTCTTATGGAATCAATACACCACAAGGGAGCATCTTCAATAAGTCCTATGACCCTGCTTTTGGTAATAACTGGACTGAAACAATTAATAGACAGCTAAATATCAATGATGTTGAGATCTCCTCTAAGGTTAATGAGCAAAGAGGAGATGTAGCTACTACTGTTGACCAGTGGCAATTTAGTCCTACTACAGCTACTGTGTCCTTCAGTTTGACTGTGCCTAATACAAGCATCCTCAACATACCTCAAGCACCTAAAGAGGGTACACTTGTAATCAAGTATGTAGATAATGTTACAGGAGCTACACTCAACACTGAGACTAAGAAAGTACCTGGTGATACAAGTCAGTCACACACTGCTCCTGAAGTTTATAGAGCTACTTACAAGATCACTGGAAATAGAACTCAGTCTGTGACAGTACCTTCAGGGCAAACTAGGGAGCTTACCTTTAGATATAATCCTATCTATGGTCAAACTGTGAAGTATATTGATAAGGACACAGGAAGAGAGATTAAAACTCAAAGCTACACTCCTGTGGCTCATGGAGATCCTTTTAGGCAAGATCCTCCTAACATCCAAGGTTACAGGCTTGTACCAGGTCAGAACCCTATCAATGTGCCTAGAGTAACTGGTACAGGTAACTACTCATTTAGGTATGATAAAATTCCCACTACTACTAATGTTACTGTTAAGCATCTTAATAAGGCTAATAATCAACCTTTACGTGGGGATGCGACTCTAAGTAATCAGACTATTGGTAGCAATGTAAGCTACAATGCCCCTGCTATCACTAACTATGCCCCTGAGAGAACTACCTACACTCACACTGTGGTTGAAGGTAACAATGTCATTACTGTGTACTACACAGAAAATGCTAAGATTAGACCATGGGCTATTAGAAAGTCTAATGCTTGGAAGTCTCTTAACACTACAAGACAGTGGATGAAGATTAGAAGAACAGCTAACCAAAACTTTTGGGATACTAAGCCTAATGCTGAGATCTATGCTACTGACACTGGTAAAGAAAACTACTCACCATCACGTATTCGTAAGGGTGGTAAGTGGAAAGCACAAGGAAAGATAGGTGACTAATGGCTATTGATGATAAAACAACTAGACTGAATGAAGCAACATTCACAAGTTACACTGAAAACCCTCATGACAGATGCTGGTATGATGAGTGTGACTGTGATGATATTCCTATTGCTGACTGTCAACGCTTGATTGATGAGAATAATAAGGGTGTAGGAAGGTTCGCTTGTATGGCTGAAGGTCAGAAGTGTTACAATCCTAAATTCTTTAGCTCATTTATGAAGAAGCTTGCTTGTCAGCTAAATCACTACATTCAAAACATCTGTGCCTTATGGGATATGGTACAGTGTATGGCTGAGTACTTATCTAAGATGGGTGATGTGGGTAGTGTTCAAGTAAACTATGCTAGAAACTCTGCTGTGTCTTCTGCTGACTTCTATCACCCTATCACAGATGGTTATGACTTAGACCTCTACATGGACTCTACCACAGGAGTTGTAGCTGGTGAGTCTGATGATGGAAGAAGAAAGCAAACTGATCGTAAGTACCGTGTTTACATCAGATGGTGTGCTGATGGTACTACTCTTAATCCTGCTCAGGATAACACAATGGAGATTGTAGTTTATCACTCAGGAGAACAGTATACTGAAGATCTTAGAAAGAATCGTGGAGTCCACTGGCAGATGACTGGTATCTCAGATGGTGCTATGGAGATGTCTGATAGTATTATTGTACCTGCTGGACAGCACGTCAAAGTGAGAGTAGAACCTGCTAACTCTTCCTCAGGTGTATTCCGTGTACACCAATTCAAGTTAGAGTACACTCCTGTCATGGATGCACAGGATACTCCTGAATGTCTTAAACTTACAGAACTTCCTAAGGATGACTGTAACTGTGAAGGAAAATAAAAAAGGGACCTTAATGGTCCTTTTCTTTTTATCTAAATCTACGGTGTCTCCAACGTTTATAGAGATTATGATAGTTAGTCAATCCCAAGCACTCTTCTGTGTATCTAGCTAGACCAGGCTCAGAGTTTAACACAACATATAACATGTTCTGTCTATCTCTAATATCCTTACGCTGTTTACGCATCCTAGTTTGGAAGGTTCTTGTGCTTATCTTGATCTTTTTACCTAATTCATTGTAGACTTTTTCTAATCTGATATACTCATCAGAAGCCTCTTTAGGTGTCATCTCTTTAACACTCTCCATCAATGTACTCATAGTACCATAGCTCCTCTCCTGAACTCTTTATTAATACATACATATCTCCTTGAGTCAACTTAACAAACCGATCAGAGCCTATCCATTTAGCTATTTTATCTTGTCTATTTCTGAAGCCAGTTATCACTTCATCAAAATAACAAGTTCCTAACTCATCTATCATCTTTATGTGATATTGTTTTATTCTCTTTCCAGTAGTCATACATACTCCTTGATATTACTATAGAGCTTAACTGCTTCTTGAGTGTAGTAGCTTTTCTTTTAGGACATGTAGAACTCTCACTGAGGTTCCAACTTATAAGCATATTAGCTACATCATTAGGAGTAATAATACGTTCTTTTGGTGTGATAAACGGTTGGTCAATATACCAATTCATTATATCATCTACAAATTCAGCATAATCATCTATGTAGAATCTCTTATTCCCTGTAACCTTAAGATAGTGTCTCTTAACTGGTTTAGGAACTTTTCTAATAAGATCAATCTTTATATGAAGCTCATTAATATAAGAGAAGTCTGTAGCTAGATGAAAGTTAGTGAACATACCAGTACCAAAGACCTTCACATCAGCATAGTAGTTACAGATATCATTACATGACCACTCATAGAATAGATCCTGTGGGAGCTTATCAATGAAGTCACAGCATGAAGACATGAAATAGTCATGCCTAGACATACCTGTAGTGAAAGCTGACTGCACAGGGGATACATAGTTACATCTAATCTTTGTACCCTTCTTTCTAAGCTTGTCAGCAACTACCTTAAGCTCTTTCACAGTAATGATACCATCAGGATTAGTACACTGTCTCACAAGCCTCTCATCACCTATAATACGGTATACAAAGGCTGTAAGTAGTTTATCCCTCACAGGGTATCTAGCTGTGTTAAGAGTACGTATCATTGTCTGAGACATATCATCAAGATACTTTAGATTATTAGGTAATGACTTTCTAGCTAGGTCATTAACCTCTTTCTTTCTACTGTGTCTATACTCAAAAGCATCTCTACGTTTAAGTAGGTACAGTTTAAAGTTTGAAATTAAGTTATCACTCATAAGTAAACTCCCTTACAGCAGGCATGGATAGATGAAAGTAAAAAATGTATATATATAGGAGACCATTTAGGACGTTATCAATGGAAGTGACTGTCCATGCCTGTTATAAAGGAGTTAAACTCCTTTTGTATAGAATTAGAGAGAACCCCTCTAAGAGCACAGTGTGTAATTAGGAATCATGAAAAGGTTAAAAGTAATCATAAAAATAGTAAGGAATGTGAGTAGATGCTTCACACTGTGCTTTCAGAAGGGGCAACTAAGTTGCACCCTAAGAGTGGTTAATCCCACTCATCATCTTCTACGTTTACATCATCAGATACAGATGAATTATCTTCATCATCTTCTTCTGAAACTGAGAAGATTTTAGTAACTCGCCACTGACGCTTGTCATTGTAAGGGTCAGTCTCTTCAAGAGTGATACCAATAAACTTACCTGTGAAGTCATCAGTGTCAAGTTCTCCATCAGGATCAAGACCACAAGCTACAGCAAGGCTATATAGGTCACGGTATCCCCACTGATTATCACGTACAAAGTGTGTGAAGAGTGCAGGAGCACCTTTACCAAAGTTACCACGAAGTTTAAACTCATAGTGAGCCAATCCTGAACTCTTACTAGTACCAGCCTTAACTTCTGTGATTTCTACTTCATAGTTACCATCATTATAGATATAATCATCACTGGCTTTTTCAGCAGTAAATGTGATTTTTGACATTATTCTTCTCCCTCAGCCTTTTTATTTTTAGCTTGTGTAGAACCATCTGTAAGTCCTACAAGTTCATCCCAAGTTGGGTTGATAATTGTGTCAGGAATTGCTAGTCCTGGCTTACGAGTAACTTTAAGATTGTACACAGGGTTTCCTGCTAAGCGTACTTGATAGAAGTCCTTAACTTTTTTGTTACCCTTAACAATCTTAGACTTAGTAATACGCTCAGTGTGCCCTAAGATACGAGATGATGCTGTCAAGTACTTAGACACACTCTCCATCAAGTTAGGGATGATCTGTGCAGGAACATTTTCATCAGTAACTTCTTCAACGTTTACTGATTTCTGTTGACAGATAACATATACATTCTTACCTGAATAAGATAATCGTACAAGTGTATCAATAAATGCACGAAGGATAATAGATGCTTCACCATACAGATTAAGTGACATCTGTTTAGCATTTTTCTTAGCCATTAAATCCTTGTACAAAAGCTCTTGAACATTAGTGAAGTGGTCAATAGCGATAGAGTCAAAGTCATTAGCTAAGTTGATAGCTTCTTCCACATCTGACCAAGTATAACATTCTGCCACTGAGAAACGCTCTTCAGGTGTCACAGAAGCCAATCCACGGTCTGTGTCAATAACAAGCACTTCTCCTGGTAGAGAGTTAATAAAGGTAGTTTTACCACTTCCAGGCTCACCATACAGTGTAGTCAAAGTGTGTAATTTAATTTTGTTTAACTTTTTAAGTTCCATTATTTCTCCTTACTTACCTGTACTTCCATAGCCACCACGGTCTTCATTACCAAGATGATGTACCTCAGTGAATGTTAATTCAGGTTGATTTTCCATAAGACGGAACTGACACAATCGCTGACCTCCTGTGATAACTCCATCTCTTACAGCATAGAACTTAGCTCCCCAATAGTCATTATCTCCATTGTAAGAGTTATCAATAACCCCTACACCATTAGTTAAGATAAGACCTGTGTGTTGGAAAGTACTTGAACGTGGAGCCAAGTTAGCTTCATACCCTTAGGGTAACTC